TATTTAATCATTAAAACACCAGTTGGCGTTTTATATACAGTTCCGGTCATTATTGTAGATGCAGCCGCATTGTCAGTGAATGTTTGTACATTAGGTAAAATTAAAGACTCCAAGCCAGAATCTATTATAATAAACGGTTCTCCATCTGAATCTTTAATGAATTGGGCACTTCCAACAGTCATGAAAAAAATACTTGTAATTCCATCAAATATTGGACTTGATTTTGGAGCTTTTGTATCATTTAAAAATTTTCCTTGGCTTGCTGATAATGGTTTAACAACACTATTTGAGCTAAGTGAATCTTCTATAAAATCAGCAATTGGAAGATTTGCATTTATTTTTGTAGCCCCAGTAAGTACTACAAGTTTAGTAGTTTCATCTATATTTGACGATGATAAATCACCATATGAACTTAACTTTCTATTTACTAATGCCATGGCTATACAAGTCTAACTTGGAATACAGTTCCAGTATAATATAAACCACCAATAGAAACTATTGGATCTAGTGCGGCGGCAGCCGTATCATCTAATGCTGTTGGAATACCTAGTTTTGTTATCAAACTAGATTTAACTTCATCCCCTGTATTACTACCTGTTAAAGTTGTAATTTCAAGTTTTGCTTTTATTGTTGAAGCAGTTTCATCTCCAGTATTGGTTCCAGATACATTAGCATCCAAAGCAACAGTTAATGTTTTTGGAACAGTTCCCTTTGTTATTGTAAATCCATTTGCCTGCGAAGTTACTTCAACTTCTGAATTTAAATCAGTTTTTAATGCTAATTCATCAAACTCAATTATGTTTTTGGCTAATCCATCAACTTTTTGAGTTCCTATAAAAATTTTAACTTCACCGTCTTGTCTATTTCTAAGTGCCATATATATTATTAATTTTAAAAATTTTGGCTGAGATATACCCAGCGATTTAAATCTGCTATTAAATCATCAAGAGTTTTATTTATGCCTCTAAATGAATGATCTGAAAGACATTCTTGACATGTCTCTATTTTGGTAACCAAAGCCCTAAGAATTGATTCAAGTTCTTTTGTTGATGGAATAATTGGTTTTAATATATCGTATCCAGGACGTTCTATTACACCAGACATTAACTCTATGATAGAATCTATATAGTCAATTATTTCTGGCAGAAGCGTATTTGTTAGGTTGTGTGTTGCTTGATTACGTGTATTCCAATGAATCTCTCTAATACGAATATATGAGCCAAGTAAACAGTTTGTAATACCCAACAAAAGTTTTTGTTTATCTTCCATAATATTAATAAAAAAAGGGCACGGTGGTTTACCGCACCCTTTAGGTTATTATGCCGCAGGAGCGGCAGGAATAGTTGTAAGTCCAGTTGCAGTATTTACGTCACTTGCAATCAATTTTGCAATAGCGGAAGAAGTTCCATTAGCGCAAAGAATAGTTATAACACGTAAATCATTTTCTACGCCAACAGCACCAGAATCGGCAGAGCTATAAGTAATGTCAATTGTATCATATTGTTTTGATGCATCTACCAAATAGGTAGTATCAAAAGTATATGGAAATCCAACTTGACGATATTTATCTCCGCGTTCTCCTAGATAGAAGTATTCTTGGTCGGCAGATAAATTAGCAGTACCTTGACCTGCATATCCAACAGCAATAGAAGCTACAGTTCCCCAAGAAACATTCTCAGATCCAGTGGAATCTGTGATAGGGACAAATTGGAAATAATAGTTCAATGGACGACCTTGCTGTTTTCCCTTTACAAATGGTTGAGCAATTTCGGTAACTGTAATAACTGCACCACTAGATGTAATAGTCAAAAGTGGAGTTGCTTCACGAGCAAAGTTTGTAACAGCAAGAGCAGTTAATGCAGTTGCAATTGTTGTAGTTGTATCACCTGTTTTACATTTGTAAGTTCCACTATATTTGAAATATTGATTCTCGGAAGAGCCGCTACCCCAATTTCGGAATACAAAACGAATGTTATAGGTCTGTCCTACAACTGCGGTATTAATAGTAATTGTGTCAGAGCGCAAAACCTTTGCGGCATAAGCCTTACTGGAAACACTTTTAATTTTTGAAATAGGAATCAACGGTGTTACTACTGTTTGAGTATTAGCGTTGATAAACTTTAGATACAATTCATTATCTACGGTTTTTACAGCACCTACGTACTGACCAGCGGCTCCGCCTGTCGAAGTGTTAGCAACAAATAGATGTCGCACGGAATTTGATGAAAATGTCGCCATTTTTATTTTATGGTATTAAATTAATATTATTCAGACCTTTTATTTATCTGAATTTGTGATTGTAAATCATTGGATTTGTAGTCGCGAGTCGAAAGTTCCACAGCGCGATTAATTATTTTTTCTGTAAGAAATGGATTATTATCTAATGAATTTGGTATTATATTAGATTCCAAATCAAATGATTCTGGAGTAATTAAATATACAACATTATATTCTACTATATAATCATTATCAGTCATTTTTTTATAGAATAATTTTACATCTCTTTTTGAATCGGTTGTTGAATCTGTATTTATATCAAGTCTTCATCCTTTTAATCCATTTGGTTTTTTAAATGGATTCTGAGACATCGTATTAAAACCATCATATGTTATTGGTTTAATTGGTATACCAACTGGATTTGATATTGTCTTCGCATACTCATTTAATATCCTTCAATAATTTTCTGATAACTCAAAAATTTGATAATCTATTCCTTTATCAGTTGTTTTTGTTGGTTGAGATAATACCGGTAAATGATCTTCTAATATATATGATGTTAGTATAGATCTATATTTCTCAAATAAATCAAGATTATTAGAATATTCATCAATTATTTCGATATGAGCCATAGTCAAATACATAGAAATTTCATAATCTACAAGACCAGGAGCTTGATTGCTGAATATATTATTATATTGTAGATTGAATCTGTCTCTGACCCATGTTGAATCAATTACTATGTTATTTGCCATTTAATTTTATTCTTTTTTAGATTTAAGTTTAGCTTCAAGAGTCATACGAACTTCTTGACGCTTTGGACTATTTAAATATTTAACTGCAAATGATAAGTTTGAATCTTCTCCGTTCTCACACAATGGCTGACCATCTGACGTGTAGTATAGACCGCTTCTAATGACCACTACGCCAACTTCTACACACTCGGATAGCAATACCTTAGTTTTTAGATTTGGATCCTTTACAGCGTCTAAGAATGAGCGAGGATTGCTATCAACAATCTTGAATGCTTCTGATTGAATCATGTCAAGTTTAGATGCTTTAGATAATCCACGACCAGTAATAGCCTCTACAACAAATTTAAGTAGTTGTTTATTCTCAAGGATTTTACCAAGCTCGAGCATAGCCTCCATCTTGGATGTCATGGTTGTATTATTTTGTTTCATCTCTTCATCTTCGTTTACTATATAGAACTGGTAAGTTTCCTTACGGGCATTAGTAAATTCTTTTAGTGATGGACAAATTAAATCTTTATTTGTCAGTAAAATTTTATATTTAATATAATCTTCTGGGATTGATAAATCTAAATATGTGTTAGATTTATTTAAAATAACCTTTTGATTTCTCCAAAAATTATCAACCTTTTTATAAATTGACAATGCATTTTTTTCCATGCCCATATATTCCTCTAAAAATGCTTTTTCAGAATCAGTTAGTGGATTTGTCAATTGAAAATTTCTTTGCATCTGTACTGTAAATATTCTCACAGCGCCATTTGCCATACCTCCATAAACCTCATGTTTAGGATCGGTAATATTTTTATTTGGTCGTGGAGCAAACTTTACTACCACTTTTTCATTGCGAAGACATGAAATTAATTCCACTTCTTCGACTTCATTACTCTTTGCCATTAATTCTTCTCCCCTGTTAATGTAATTATTTAATTTAAAAGTAGTACATAGCAGATCACTCCACTATGTACTTATTATTTGATTATCCTAAAATAGATGGGATAATACTCATTGTTCTTGTTGGATCCAAAATAAACACTCCAAGTTGAGTAAAGCGGTGAAATTCTGCTTCATCTTCTTCAAATGACATATAAGGATTTCCCATTGCACCTGTGAATGGATTTCTTATGCCCCATCTATAGGAGCGCATTTCATCTTGATTTTTGATCTTGGCAATCTGTATGTTCGGCTGATCCATTGTTCCAATGTACAAAATATCAAAACGATATGACATTGCAGGACCACCTTCTGGATGCATAATTTTATTACGAACCAAATCATCATACAATGGATCGCTTTCAACGCGAATTGTAATGTTATTTGGAGCTTTATATTCGGTAAATTGGAATCCGGCAGATAAAGCATTATCATGAATTTTACTTCCAGACTTGCTAATAACACCAGGATTGTTTACACTTGAACTTAATAGTCCAGTTGGATACCAACCAGAAACCATGTCTTTAACCGCTTTATTAAACTTAACAAGACCGCGTTCACCAGTACGGAATACAAATGTACGTTCATCTTTATTATACAAGTCTAATTTAGAAGCAGATAATTCAAGTAATGCGTCTTCTAGTAATTTAATATCAAAGTCATTATAGTATTGAACGTTAGCAACTTCCATTTGAGCGCGAATACCATCACCAGTTTTGATAACTTCACCAGATTCCCCATAGTTCATATATTCACCATTGGAATTACGGTTAGATTTACCATACATTATAGCATTACATTTGTATTCAGAAAAAGTTTCTTCAACCTTCATTTCTACATAATGCATCCACATTGTGCTCTCAACATTATTGTTATTTGCATCTTTCATTGTCACTGGAACTGACAATTTACGATTAAGCATATTTCCAGGAACACGTTCTTTCAAACGGATTGTAGTCCATTCGTTACGCATTGCTGTAGGGGTAGTGTAGCGAACCGCACCAACACCTTTAGAGCGACTAGATTCTACTGGAGCAAACTCATAAGAGAAGCGTTTACCAGCAGCAACTTCAGCAGCAGGTACTCCAGAGAGTAAGCCACCCATAGTTTCACATTTGTAAACCCAGTTTGAACCTTCAGCGCGCGGTTCTGCAAGAACACGAATCTGATATAGTTCATTTTTTTCACCTACGATAATTTCACCTTTACCAAACCAGTCTTCAGCAAATACCAAGTAAAATGGTACGCCAGCTACACCAGCAAATTCAGAACCGTCTACGACAGAACCATCATCATGACGAGCTTCAACAAGCTCAATGTTTCTTCGGGAGGACCCGATTCAATTTTGTTATCGTATAGGCTCTTTATCCTATACTTCTTACATTTTATCATCATGTAAGTTCGGAGTACATTTTAACCCTCTGTGCAAACAGATAGGGTCCAGACACTCGTGGACGTATTTTGTTCTAATTGCTTAATGAGTTTCCAAACAGTTCCTTGACACCTTCCAATTTCTCTACCAATTTGTCTTTGAGATTTACCTTCATTTAATAAATCAATAACTTTTTGTATTTCTATTGGAATTTTGTGACATTTAGTTGCAGATCTTAGTTCGACATTGTTTCTTCTTAAAGAGTCTCTTATTGATTGTCTACTTATTGAATATTCTTTAGACAATGTATTTATATATATTCCAGATTTATACTTTTCTATAATCTCGTCAATATCGACACCTTTAATATTATTTCAATATCCATATAACCCGCCACCACCAAGTGTCGCATTATATCCATTTTTAAAGCTATTATGTTTTTTTATTCAGAAAATTTCTCTTTCATTTATTATAGAATTATCACATTCTTCAATAACTGATATTGTAAAATTTTCTTTGCCATATTTTTTAATAGCTCGTTTGATCGGCATATTAGATTCCTCTTTTGATAATGCACTAAAACTGCAATGTCTTTTGAATCTTATTTTTAATTCTTGAATTGTTTGTCCAATATAAACTTTGCCATTTATATTGTTTTCTATTTTGTAAATAGTACCCATAATAATTAGTTTCAACATCTACTCTCTACGGTGACTATAAACTTTTAAATTTATAGTTTACCTCGGTATTAGCCTTTTGCTTGATGGCTTTCACCGATTTTGTCTGATTTAATACGTCTATTACTAGGCGCACAGGCAATTAAGTCCTACCTGCCAAAAATAATCGTTATCATCATCGAAATACTTAATAGGAAATTGTTTTAAATAATCTTCAAGAGTTTTACCTCTATAATTTGCAAGCAACTGAACCATTTTTTCAGTAGCTTTTTGTGGTGCGAGGGAATACATTGCACCAAGATGGTTTTCCTTACTCAGACCCTTGTGGGACTGGAATTCCAACATCCCGAATTTTGATAGCTGATTAGCCATTTTTTACTTTTATTTTAATTGGTTGACTTTATATCTTATATTAAGCAAATTTCCACCCTTTAGGTAAAGTACTTAAATGAGATTGTTCATCAAGCCCAGAATTAAAATCAAATGAACCGTCTCCATTTAAAGGAGCGTTCTTTAATTTGTTGTCTAAAGACCTCAATGCACTTTTAGTGTTTTGTTTGACCTTTTGACCTACAAGCTTATCAACATTTTTGAACCCATCTGTAAGTTCATAAAATAAACTAAAATAATATTCTGAATCACTAGGATTCTCTTTTGAATATTTCTGTAACGATGTCAATAGTTTACCATCCTTATCTTTATGGACTGGCTTTACTATATTGTCTAACACTTTTTGTCTAGTGTTTTTATCAACCTTAATACCAAATGGGTCTTCAGTTTCTAAAACTTTCTTTTTGAATTCTGAGACTTGTTGGTCTCTTAAAAGCTTTTCTTGCTTAACTTTTAATTTATTCTTTTCAATCAACTCATCATACTCTTCTTTAAAATACTCCTTATTACTGTCAAGTGCTAACTTAGCATCTTCTACATCAGTTCCAGCATTAAAGGATTTAGCAACCTCTTTTTGTGCTCGTTCGGGCTTAAAGCCTTTATTGATATAGTCTTGATAAATAATCTGTTTTCTAAGATTTTCAGACTCATCGGATTCATCGACTAATACATCTTCTTCAATTCCATCAAGATATGTAAGAGCGTTCTCATAACGCTTAATATCATCTATCTGTACATTTACTGCAAGTGCCTCATCAATTCTTTTTTGACGCTCATCCATTCTAGCTTTAACCTGTAGTTCTATTGCTTCTGCAAATTTTTCAGGTGTAGTTGCTTCCTCGATAAATTCGTCTGTAAGATCAGGTAGAACCCCATCATCCTTTAATGCTTTTAAGTAGGCGGAAGAGTGAGTTAACTTGGGAGAAGAACCTTTATCTTTAGTGGACTTAGGTGGTTCTACCGTTTCTTCTTCATTATCACTATCATCGCCTACGTTCCCCTGTGGATTATCCTCATCAAAAATAACTTCTGGACTAACCACATCGGCGGGTTTTTCTTTATTTTCTTCATCAAATGGTGAATCTGTAGTTTGTGCAGAATCATCAAATGGACTATCGGAAGCTTCTTCGAAAGCATCCATACTTAAATCTTCATCTACACCAAAAAACATGCAGATATTTTTAAACTCTTTCATTAATTTCTCCCTAATTAAATTATAAACTTGTGCAAAGATAATTTAAACATATTGAATTTGAAAGTTTATATATTTTTAGTTATATAAACACGCCAATCAGTATGACTAAATTATATCAATAGTTATCTTTTCTTTATTGTTTTGAGCATGCTTTAGTATAGCAACCAGAGCATCTTCATATTTAACCGAATTGATTACTTTGCCAACTACTTTATTTTCCCCAATAATTATACAACCCGCCGAGCTTTTCTCACTAGAACCTCTATGAATCAAAATGCCTTCAAATGATGGAACGTTTAAAAGTCTAGGTAAGTCACGTTTCATTTTGGGAGAACGGTTTACTATTACATCGTATGTTCCAAAAGGAATACATGTCTTGGCATAAACTTTGCCTTCCCCGGTATCAGTTATATCTCCATCTTTATTTTTGTCTCTATTGACATCTTCAATTGTATCCGAAAATAATTTTCCATCTATGTACAATTTGCCTATAGTATAGGTTGGAGAAAAATAAATTCTCTTTAATGTTAATTTCATATTATTAAATTGTAGTTATTCTGTTTTCGAAATTTGTAGCATCGTTACATCTTGTATTTTCAAAATTAAGCTCCAACAAACTTAGTCGCTCCTCCAGCGAGCTAACTTGTTTTAAGAGCAATTTATTTTGTTTTATAAGTGTTTCATTTGACTTAACCAACTTATCATTGGATGCTAAAAGCTTTTCGTTTTGCTCGCTTAACGCTCTATTTAACTTATCAAACAATTCTACTTGCATTATTTTGTTCTCAGTATCAAGCTTTTCTGCCTCGGCTTCACTCCTTTTAATATCAGCATCATTCTTCTTTATGTCTGAGTTATTCTTTCTACGACCTAGAAAGTATGTTATTATAGCAAGTGCTATCGCTCCAAGAGCAGTTACGAGTACATCCATCTAATTATTTTATTATTGTATTATATTTGAACTGTTTTGTTTTAAAATACGGATTTAAATCTTCTATCGTTATTTCTACTAATGTGTGTTTTGGCTGAAGCCACCTGCATAAAAAGAATTTTTTAGGTGGGTCTATTGTTTCACGTTTATTGCTTCATGCTATATTCTTTACATTAAAAACACTATCGGTAATTATTATCCTACTTGGGTATTCTAACTGTAATCTACTTTTAATTCACTTATCGCCAACCACTGTATCTAACTTTAAGTCTTTTACAAATAAAGTATCTGTTGAGTTTATCGTATCTGATTTACCACCTTTTTCAACTATAGCCATCAATGCAGATATTTTTGAATCTTTCAAATTATTTCTCTTTGCAAATTCTAGTAGTTTAATATTGTCAGAATCCTCACTAAGTTTCATTTGCTCAATTGTTAGTTGGTATGCCAGATTTTTTCTATCTGAAGCTTTGTAATTATTTTCAGATTGACTTCAATTTTCTTTTAATTGTTTATTTTTATTATATGTTATATACCCGAAAATTCCAGATGTTATAAATAATATTGATAAAAATATTATTAAATAATTTTTTATTGTACTCATTTTTTTTAAATTATTATTTCGTTATTCTATCAATCCGAGTTTTGCAGCTTTTTTACAAGCTTCGCAAAATCTACTATACTGTGCAAACATAAAGTTGTATGATGATTGTTATATTTTATAAATTACTAGCTATAAATGTCAGTGCACCCACCCCCAGCAGCTCGATATAACTGCTATGAGTTTGAGGTGGATATTTGATAATTGGTGGAGGAAAAGTTTGTGTAGTTCCATATTTTTTGTATTTTGTTTTATTCTAATCCTTTACTCGTAAATTCTATTAAAGCAACCTAAATGCGGTTTCTCCCCATCTTATATATCCTTCAGTCTTAGGATGAACGTTGTTTGGATAATAATAAGTATCAAAGTTAAATAATGTAATATTGCAATTATTCATAATATCCAAATGTTGCAACCCGTAATAACCACATATTGCCTTTTGAGCCTGTCCCATGTTATACCCCTTCAGGTAATCTTCTGATAGCCTGAAGGCATCTACATCAGGCGTACCATCAGCTTTAACATAAAGAGTAGGGTCAAAGCTATAAAGTGTAGGACTGAAGATATATATTAACGCTTCATGGAAATTTGCTTGAAGGTACTCTATCACACCTTTATAACCTGCATAAAAACTCGGTTCTCCGCCCCATTTTGAATAATTGTTCCAGTCTGTAGAGTTAGCTTCTCCCTTGAAAAATCTTCCATAATATAATAATGCTTCTGAAGTATCAGAAATTGTAACTGACATGCCAGTGCTATCGGTATCTACGTATGTCAAAGTATTAAGCCAACCTGCAATATTTATCGATTCCCCATCTAATCCTGCGGAATCAATACATTGAAAATATTGGTATTCCAGCATCTTGTATATAATATCAGCCATTGTATCATCAGTTGTAACCGCTATTGCGTAGTAATACCCATTCAATATAAGTGTTACAATTCCATTAGAAGTTGGCAAACTATTAATGTGTACTTTTTTACCGGCTGCATTAAATGGAATGTTTATGCATACTCCTTTTTCAATTGAATAGTTAGTCACAATTGCTGCGAAATTAGCTGTCCAGTAATCGGCTGCTTGAGTTGAACTGGTAAATCCTAAAGAGGATAATTCATATACTTGGCTAAGCATAAATGGGGCATCTGATAAAGCTCCACTTACGTTTGAATTAGCACTTTCTAAAAAAATACGCTTTGCTGTAGGGTGTTGAGAAACAAGATTTCTAGCTCTCCATTGTAGGCATTGCTTACTGTTGCTTGTTATAGCTGTCCCCCCTATAGATAACGGATACTGTCTGTCAGTATTCTTTGAATTATCGTAGATTGAATTACTTAAACTTCGCATAACTTCAGCAATAACCCCATTAGTGAATAATGAATCTCCTAGCATATAAAATTCTTCGCCTGTTAGAATATTTCCTGAGAACAATGAGGAAATTTCTAGGTTTGAAATTCGTGTATTGTATGATGTACTTGATTCTTGATTGTATACTCTAAAAGGACTTATATCTCTAATCTCACTACATATAGTAACATTTGCAAAATGAAATATCTTTGTTGAAGCAATAGCATAGCGCAACATAAATCTAGAATACGTTATATTTATACATTGAATTTGAAACATGGTCCAGTCTCCAACTTGGAATGTATTTTTCAAGGTTGTGCCTCCATGAGTTGTCTGTGTAGTCTTTGTTCCTACAACTTTTGGAATAGTAATAATATCCCAAGCACTTCCACTATAAATCTCAAAATAAGTTCTTCCTTCATTTGCTATCTCAGATAATCGCATCCAAAATGAAATCGTGACATTGCCAGCACCAAACACCGTTGTTTGAATTTCTATCTTTTTATCTCCAATTCCACTACCTGTAACCTTGTAAATACTAGGTAATGATAATTTGGGTATAGGGAAGTCGGCTGGAGTTTCGACTATTGATAAAGCGTCTGAAAAGAAATAAAGTGGGAAAGTAGAATCCGCACAATTCGGGATTTTATTTAGTAGCTCATAATCTATATCAAAAAGAACTTTTGAACCCTGGTTCGAATCTGCAATATAATCAATAACGGTTTTTAAGAACTTATCTTCTGTTTTTGTATTTTTAAAAAACGGTAACGAATTACTATTCTTACGATAAATAATAAAAGGGTCAAGTGGGACTACTTTGTCACGGATAAAAGTAAAATTGGCTATATCTATCCCTGTAGAGTTAGCTGCAATTGTATTGTCAAATCTAACCATTATCGATGAAAAAACAACTTGATAATTATCAGTTGAAAAATAAAGGTAAATCCAATCTCCTACCTGTGATAACACTTCTACGTTAAGGTACTTCGAACTCCCAAAATCAAAGGTGCGTATAAATCCATACTCTAATTGTGAAATGGATTGATTCATCCACACTGTTCCAGAATAACAATCAAAAGAAGCATTGTTAGACTGAAGCCAACTTGCTTTATCTATCCAGAATCCCATAGTAAAGCTTGTAGAATTATTTCTCAAAATAGATAATTTAAACTCTCCCGGTAAACTTGATTCCCAAGTTGTTTTAATTTTTTTTGACAGATAGGATTTTGCTAACGGTACATCTGATGTATTTTCAACAACAGAAGATGTAGCTCCTACCAAAAACGAAGTGGTATAGCCCAATTCATCACAATTTAGAAATTCATTTACTAATTCATCTACGGCAATACGCTGTTTAGAAGCCGTTTTTTGAACAAGTGTGATTCGGTCAGCATTTGCTTTTATTGTTTCAGTAGTTCGACCAACACCACCTAAATTTAAACCAAGTAATTGTTGTACTTCAGAAGTAAGTCCACTCTTTGTTGTTCGACCAAATGCGAGTATATCGTTGTCTTTGTTTTTGTATATAATATCTTGAGGGTGCAACTTAACTGTTCCATTATTCGCAATAAAAGATATATTTTGAAAACGAATACTCTTATTAATAGTAGGGTTAGCCATCACTAACTTAAGCATTGCGGAAGCGGATGGATTGTCAACAACACTTATGTTCAAGAAACGCCAATCACCAAAAGCATCAATTATGCTTACTTTTGCCGATGTTCCACGAAAACCAACTGCTGTATAAACATTGCCTTTATTTACTACGCCAATATCATCTGTCAAAATAAAAAAATTAACCCAAGCTGTCCCATCGTAGATGTATAGCCCTATATTAGATACATTTGATAAAATTGTCGTCCAGTCAGCGACATTAATCCAAAATCCCCATGTGTAACTTGCACCTGCTCAAGGTATATCTAATTTAAAATCACCTGATACGTAATCAGCATTAGTTGAATATCTAGTTATATGTGTCATGTTTGGAACTGGCGATGTATCATCAGCAATTTCATCAACACATGATACCCCAGCAGGTACAAAAAAGTATAATTTAGGATCTCGTCCAACCTCTCCTACGTTGCTAAACATATTTCGCACGACAGAAGTACTTGCAGCGTGATAATCTTTCAGTTGGTCTTGCATGTAAGAAGTATTAACTACTTTTTTTAATTCATCATCCACCAACTTGCTACTCGGCATTTTCGATGTGCTTTGTGAGCGAACTTGTTCTATTTCAGTGTATGAATCCACATGGGTATAACTGTAGCTACTCGGTGCCGTATATACCACAGCTACACCATCCCCAGCCTTTACAGTTGTAACCCCTGCTTCCGCGGTTAACCATGCAGGCTTATTACCGCCAATACTGAAAACATACTGACCATTTCGCGCAGGTGTTGGAGCTGCGTCTGTTGGCTTAATTGAGCCTAATTGACCAGACCCAATTACATCTATTTGATTTTGAATGTTTTTATCCGAACTTATTCTGTTTTCAACCTCTGTGTTTAAATCGGATGCCAACTGATTGGCAGTAGATTGTGCTGATTCAATGTTAACTGAATTATTTGCAATATTTGTTGAAATCCATCTTCTTCACTTGTCAGATCCTAATGTATATATGTTTTGCATAAACTATTTAGTTGTTTTATTTTTATTAATTCTCTTAATCTCTAAATCTTTTTCTTTAAGTTGATTTTGAGCTTCATCTTGTTTAACCTTGTGTTGATGTTGTGCTTTTTTAAGAGCCATCTCTTCGTCAAGTTTTTTAATCTTCAAAGCTAAATCATCCTTAGACATATCTTCTGGCAATTCAACTTGACTGGCCATTTCCGCAATAAGAATTCTAGTTTCATTATCACGTTGATTTAATGTATCTTCTAATTGAATCTTTTGTTGTTCAACATCTTTTCTATATTGAATTTCAGCTTGTTGCATCTTAATATTGTCTTGAGCTTCTTTGGATTTGCGCTCATTCATATCTTTCTCATCTTTTTCAATAATCCTATGAACTTCAGCCATAGATGGAGAAGACAATACCTTCATCATTGCACCAAAAGACATCATTTGATTTTGCATAGCTGCATGAGCCAATTGAAGCAAACCTTCTTCTAGTCTCTGAGACTCATTACTATTATCAAGCACTAGACCATAATCACATTCAGCAAATTCATCACCATCAATATCGGCTGTCTTAGACGCCCCGTCAGTTAGTATATATTGGAATTTTTTAGAACCACCTTTCAATGCAGCTTTAGAAGTTTCTAGGAAGCATTCTAATGCACGCTTTTTAACGTCATCATGTTTAGCAAACAGTCATTCAGTAATGTGGCTTGATTGTAGATTAGAACGCTCAACACCACCAACAGTCTCAGAGGATGATACTTGTCCTTCTCGCTGCTTGGATATTCCAGCAGCTTCAGACATTTCCATCTTTACAAATTCTAATAGATTAATATGTTGTTGGATATAATTACCCTGCTCCAAATCTAACACACCAGAAGATTGTTGCATCATACCAGATAACTTACCTGTTGCTGCACCAATATTACCCTCTTTAAAACTATCAATAACAGCAATATGATTTACCTTTGCATAATAAAGCCATTTATCAACCTCCCATCCTTTAGGAACCATTGCTAAATCCAACTTTAGCATCTTACCCCAGTTGGCAGCTATAGCCTTATTTAAACGGTCGTGTAAGGCATTGTACATATATTGGTAGGGTTTCATTACATCCACTAAAGAAAATGGCTTAGTGTCGTTTATGTTGTATATTGAACCAACAAAACCAAAGTGGCATCTTGATGGATTAGATAATCTATTAAACTGTACAACTCTTGGTCGCATATTTACATAAATCTCTTTACCAATCTTAGTACCTTCCCACGCTTCGTTAATCCAAAATACCTCTTCCTCTTGGCCAACATTGATGAGCGTAATGCATTTATCAATATCAATGAACTTAATGGATTTGAGGGTGGATATGGTTCTGTGATAGATAATTACTCTATATTTGCACAAACTACTGGTTCTGCTGCTACTACAAATTACTTTGACAACAATGGAAACATTCGTGTTGTTAGAACATACTGAAGATCTAAAAGAAAGATCAAGAAAGTAAAGTCTTATAACCCAGAAACTGGTGATGAAGAGTTTGATTTTTATCCAGAAACATATACTTGTGATAAAGACTTAGGCCAAGAGGAAGAAGTATTATGGAATAAAGACATGTCATTTAAATCTAATATACCGTTAAC